GGCCCGGCTCCAACCGGCTCAGGGGTTCAAAAGGGGGTTCGTCATGCGTAACACACGGTCACAAATTCATTCAACGGCACTCGGCGGCTACACCATCGACGGCCCGTATTTCCGCCGCTCGGCACTGCGCGACGCGATGAACCGCTTTTTCTACTGGCTGGGGGCGTAATGGTCCTGTTCGTTGCTGGCGTCGTGATCGGCGCGTGCGCTGCGGGACTCGGCATCGTGACGGCATCGTGGGCGTGGCGCAAATGACCGGCGAAAACGCGGAAGACGTGAGTTACGGCTACGTGCCGGGCTCGACCGGCACGGCCGGAACGTTTGCCGTGGCATGGGCGCCGCGCCGCTCGGCGGCCAGCGACCGCGCCCGGCGCGAAGCGCTCGCGGAGCTCGCACCGATCCTTTCCAAACACCGCACCAGTACACCTATCCGGCGCGCGCCGGTTCGTGCGGCGTCAGTCAAAGCGGCGCGCGCCTCATTTTTTCAGGAGTAGATATGCAACCGTGGGATAGCGTCATCATCAAGGCAGACAGCAAGCATCCGGACGCAGGCCGCGCAGGCATCATTCAGGCCGCAGACCGTGAAGCGGACGCGTACACCGTGCGGCTCGATGCGGACGGCGCCAACAACGTCAAGGTTGCGACCGCTCACGCGGACGACCTGACGCGTCTGGGCTGATCATGGTCGCGCTGCTCTCGAAATTCCGCACTGGCGACCGCGTTCGCATTGACGCGACCGGCGAGTTTTATGCCTATATCGACGGGTGGCGCGGCATCGTGTGCGCGGTCGGCCCGCGTGCGGCCAATGCGGTGCATTCGCAGGTGCCGGAAGGCTATTGCGCCGTGGAGTGCGAGGGGCGCGTGTTCCTTGTGCCGCACGATGAACTGGCGTTCGATCTGTGATTGCACGACTCACACCGGAAAACGAATGGGCCGCTTCACTGGTCGCGGATATCCCGCGCCCGTGGGCGGCCCGTCTGCTTTCCGCGTGGGAAAAACGCCGTGCCTCGTTCAATCCCCTTGTCTCCACTGGCGAAGGGATTGCACGACGTAAAGCGAATGAACAGCTGCGCGCCGATGTGGCGCTCATGCGTCCGGTCAACGAAACATTGCCGCTCGATGCGTCAGACAGCGAGCTATGCAACGCGGCGTGGGAGTGGGCGGAAAAGTGCCGCGTCAAGCTGCTCGCTATACAGGGAGAACAGGAACATGTACCTACTGAATCCTTCATTGAATGCATACGGGCGGCAGGGATTCACGACGCTGGAACTGCAGTGGATGCATTCGAGCAGCGGCAAAAGTTGTCGACCATCTGTGGCGCCGGTGGCATCGACGCGCCGGAAGAAGCGCGTTATGAGGATTTGCCCGCCGTGCGTCGGATGGTTGCGGCGCACTGGTGGAAAGGGCGGCTGCGCAAGGCGCACGCCAAAGCGCGTGAGTCCGCGGCGATCCGACTAGGCATCGTCGGACGCGGAAAAGAGTGCTACGTGTCGGACGTGTCGAAGCTCGACCGCCAGTGGCAGAACGAACGCAACGCGGCAGCGCTCGCGGCGACCATCGCAAAAAATCTCGAGACCGAACAGGAATTCACGCTGGCGGAACTGGCGGCCAAAGGCCCGGCCAACGCCGCGATCAAGCGCGCGGAACTGATGACGCGCATCAACGGATTCGAGCGCATCGCCATTGCGGCGGGCCATGCCGGACTGTTCCTGACCATTACATGCCCGTCGAAAATGCACCGCATGACGACCATCGGCGCGGGCGCGGGCAAGTCGCGCAGCAATGGCGGGTGGGATGGCACGACACCGGACGAAGCGCAGCGCTATCTGGCGAAAGTCTGGGCGCGCATCCGTGCGGCGCTCGCGCGGCGCTCGGTGAGTCTTTACGGGTTCCGCATTGCCGAACCGCAGCACGACGGCACGCCGCACTGGCATTGCCTTTTTTTCTATGACGCCGCGCACGATGCGACGGTGCGCGCGATGGTGCGCCGCTATGCGCTCGCGGTCGATGGCGACGAAGCGGGCGCGCAGGAGAAACGGTGCGACTTCAGAACAATGGACCCGGCCAAAGGCACCGCCGCTGGCTACATCGCCAAATACATCGCAAAAAATATCGATGGCTACCGCCTTGAAAAAGACCTTGAAGGAAATGATTCGCTCGAAACCTCGGCGCGTGTCGAAGCGTGGGCGACGCGCTGGCGCATCCGGCAATTCCAGCAGATCGGCGGGCCGCCCGTCACGGTGTGGCGTGAGCTACGGCGCGTGGAAGCTATCCCGGCTGATGCGCCATCCCATGTCCAGATGGCTCACAACGCCGTCAACCGTGTTGCGATGTTTGAAGGCAGGGATAACGCAAGCGTCGCCTGGGATCACTACGTGCAGGCTCAGGGTGGAGTGTCGTGCGGTCGTGGCTACCGCGTTCGCATCGCTCGCGCGGAGTCGGACAAAGTGGGTCGTTATGGCGAAACGGGCGCGCCGGTCATCGTCGGCGTGGAGTACTTCGAAGTAGCCAAGGTGCGCGACGCCATCGGCAACTGGATCGACGTGCTACCGCGCACGGTCACGGTCGAATCGAAGCGCTTCACATGGGAAATCATGCGGCCGGCAGCGAGCGCGGCGGCCCGCGCCGGCCACGCGCCGCGCGCGGTTGTGGGTTTGGATTTTGGTTTGAAGCGCGAGCATCGCGCGCCTTGGACCTGTGTAAATAACTGTACGGTGGGCGGGGATGGACGAAGCGAAAAGGCAGGCGGCGGAACTGAAAGCGGCAATCGAAAAGTTGTCGACCACAGAAAAACTGCTCGGGGCGAAGTATCTGGAGCCAGTCAAACGGCTCATTCAGGCAGTCGAAGCAATCTAACGCGGTAGCGCGAGGGACCAACCATGAAAACACGACCGAAAAAAACCATCATCGGAACCGCCGAATGTTCGTGCTGCGGCCGCGAGATTCCGGCGCGGCAAAGCGAAACGGGCACGCTCAACCTGTCGTGTCAGTGGTGCGATCTGCCGCTGTATGCGAAGCCCGGCACGGAGGCGCATCGCGTGCTGATGGCGCGCGTCAAGCGTTCTGCAGAACCGGTGCCGGACGCGACGCACCCGCACCAACCGGCGCCGCCGCCCGCTGAAGTGAAGCCCGCCGCGCGCGCTGCGCGCTCGGTGTTTGACCTGATGGGGGGCGTAGCGTGAGCAAGCCTCTCGACCTGAAAGACGGCGGCATGCCGCCATCGCAACACCCCACGCTCGACATGCCAGCGGGCGCGGGCTTCGCTTCGCTCGGCGGCATGGGCGCGGCCATTGATGGCGAAGCGGCGGCGGCGCTGAATCCGGACATGGCGCCGGGCGCGCCTGGTGCGCCAGCGGACACCGGGCCGGACTACCATCGCGGCGCGGCGGGCATGGTCGATCTGGCGCGCGGCATGATCGGCGGCTATGCGCCGGGCGCGGAATGGGACGAACCGACATCGGCGCGCATGGCGGCCTCGCTCACGCCCGTGTTTGAAAAATACGGGTGGGACGTGGAAAGCGCGTTCCCGTGCGAACTGGTGGCGCTGATGGTCTGCGGCCCGGTGCTCTACCAGTCGGCGCGCGCCGTGGCGCTCAAGATCAAGCAGGACCGGTTCGCGCTCGAAAACGCGCGGCCCGGTGTGAATGACCCGAACACGATCCGGGGCGCGGCGGGGGAGGAATCCGGCCCGCCAGCGGGCGCGCAGGGCATCGGAGATATCTCGGCAGCGGAAACGCTCGCGCGGGCCGCAGCGGGCCTGCCACAGTTTCCGGACATGTGATGGCGACGCGGGCCAAGACACCAGCGCACGGCGTCGGCGCGAAGGCACACATTGAGGCGGTTCTCGGCTCGTCGGGCTCGGGCAAGTCGCACTACGTCAAAGGCCAGATCGAGCGGCAGAAACCGGCGCGGCTGATCGTGTTCGATCCGGAGGACGAATGGGGCGATTTCGGCACCCGCACGGGCCGCGTGCAGGACGTGTTAGGCGGGTTTGAGGCGGCGGGGCAAACCGGCCCATGCCGTACGGTGTTCGTGCCGTCACCGGACCCGGCGACGGCGGTCAAACAGTTCGATTTTATCTGTCGGGTGGCGTTCTTCGCGGAGCGCTGCACGTTCGTGGTCGATGAACTCAAAAGCGTCACCACGCCCAGCCGCTCGCCGTTCGGGTGGGGCATGCTGACCGGGCGCGGGCGCAAGCGCGGCATCACGATCTACGGACTGTCGCAACGGCCCGCGAGCATCGACAAGGATTTTCTGGGTAACTGCAACTACGTCCGAACCGGGCGCCTGAACTATCGGGCCGATGCGCGCGCGGTCGCGGACTATGTGGGCGCGACGCCGGACGAACTGATGCAGCTACCGGACTACGCATGGATAATGCGGAACGCCTCCACCGGGCAGATATCGAGGGGAAAACCGTAATGCACCGATGCCATTTCACGTTCCTCTGGCGACAGGGGGACGAAGTACGATTCATATGCCGCGCATGCGGCGCCGGGTTCGCGCGCGGAAGGCTGTTCGCGCCGCTGAACTGACACTACCCAGACACCGCACTATAGACACCGCTCAGGCGGTGTTTTTTTTCGCCTGCCGGAAGGTGGCCAGGTACGTGCAGAGGACAAAATATTTTGGTGCCATTTCCGGCACTTTGGCAGGTGACTATAGGCAGTGTTCCATAGGCACCGGATGCCGGGTTTTGGGCTCACCGGCTGCATTCTGCGGACTCACATACGGGCCGCATGGTGCGGCGCTAACGGGAGAGTCCCAAATGAATGTCAAAGCCATCCTGCGCGCGTACGCCATGTACATCGCGTTCAATGCCGCCACGAAAATCGTTGTCCGTCCGATCGCCACGTCGCTGAATGTGCCGCTGATCACGACCATCGTTTCGTAAGCGTCCCAACCAACCACACACACAAGGGGCGCTCATGCTGCTCGTTAAAAACGTACCGTTCAACAACGTCGTCGCCAACGGTCTCGCGACCGTCAACCTGCCGATTGGCATGTCCTACAACAAGGTCATCCTCGCGCTCGGCGGCACGTTCACCAAGGCGATGATCACCAATGTGAACGTCAAGGTGAACGGCAAGATAATCTATCAGGAAACGGGCGCACGGCTCGACCTGATCAACCAGTATCGCGGCCTGACGGCGGCGGCGGGTTTCCTCACGCTCGACTTCACGGAGCCGCGCGCCAAGTCGATGATCGAGCAGTATGTCGGCAACATCAACACGGCCTCGGGCGTGTCGTCGCTGACGATCGAAGTCACGATTGCGGGCGCAACCAATCCGACGCTCGACAGCTACGCGGAAATGGGGCCGCCTGCCGCGCTCGGCGTGCTCGCCAAGCATATTCCGTTCACGCAGGCGTTCGCGTCGAGCGGCAAGATTCCGATGAAGCTCATCGATATCACGAACCGTGGCGGCATCATCAAGCGCGTGCACTTCGCGCACACCGGCAACTTTGCTTCGCTCGAAGTGAAGAAAAACGGCATTGTCATCTGGGACAACGTCGCCGCTGCGGTCAACACGTTCTGGCTCGGTGAGTATCAGAAAACGGCGCAGGCCAACCTGTACAGCTACGACCCGTGCGCAGATAACAACTACGCCAACGCGGTCAAGACCGCCGACGCAACCGCGCTGGAATTCAATCCGACGTTCAGCGCGGCGGATACGGTCACGGCAGTGGTCGAAGTGCTGGACGTGCTTGGCAACATGTAAGAACCGGGGGGCGCCCGGCCCGCTTGACTGCGCAGTGTCGGGCGTTTTCTTTCACTCTTTCGGGGATTTGCATGGATAGCCTTTTTGATCCGGCTGCATATGGCGTAAGCGATACGCCGCAATACACGTTTTCCATCGGGCCGCAAAGCGATGGAACCTACAACATCCCGGCGACCGGCCAGGCGATTAGCGGGGCATCGGACACGGGCGGCGCTGGCTACAACTACGCGCCGGGCGTGTTCAACCTGCTGAATAACGGCCTGTCGGCCTTCACCAGCATCTACAACACCGGCCAGCAGATCGACTATCGCAAGTATGAAGCGACGCAGGCGGGGCTGGTGGCGCAGGGGCAGGCGGCGGGGATGGTCGCATCGGCACAGATTGGCGCGATCAACAGCAACAAGATGCTGATGATTCTGGGCGTCTTTGCCGTGATCGCGCTCGCGATCCACAAGGGGTAAGCCGTGTACTGGGCGATGGCAGCGCAGGCTGCGGCACAGTTCGGTTCGGCACTTTTCGGCGGCCAGCAGGCGCCGCAGATGTCGAGCACGTCGCCGTTCAATCCCTTCACGGTCGATAACTCGGGGTGGGCGGTGAACTTCGCGGGCGACGGTGGAGCGAAGGCGACCGCCAGCCCGGTTTCGACGCTGGCACAGGGGCTCGCCAGCGCGGCGAACAACGTGACCGGGGGCGGCACGGGCGGCACTGACCCATTGATGATCGTGATTCTGGCGGCGGTCGCCATCGTGGCACTGAAGAAGCACTGACATGCTGACGATCCGCCACGAACCGACGACCGATGAACACCGCGCCGAAGTGGCGCGGGCGTTCGATGAATCGCCATGGATGCGCGCGAAAACCGACACCAGCGGCGGCATGGTCGATGGCGTGGACTGTCTGAACGACGCACAGTTTTTCCGCGTGTTCGATGACGGCGTGCCGGTGGCGTTCTACGTGCTGCGGGCGCGGGCAGGCCGTGCGGGGATTGACGCAGAAATCACACTGGCGCACGGTCGCGCGGGCTTTGATCTCGTCGCGGACGTATTGCCGATGATCGAGCGGCAGTGCGCCGGATGCCACGCGATGCGGATTGAAACGCGCCGGGCGGGCCTGATGAAAAAACTTGAACGCGCGGGCTACCAACGGGCCAGCGTGATTCTCACGAAGGAACTGAAATGATGATTCTGCGGCCCGCACAGGTGCGAATGCTCGCGGCAGGTTTGCCAGCGACGCCCGCGAACAAGTCGAGCGATAGCAAAAGCTCATCCAACACCACGAACAGCTACGCAGACCAGCGCAACGCGGTACAGGACGGGGTAGGCATCAGCGGCAACGGTAACTCGTCGTCGTACTCGTCGTACAGCGTGACGACCGATGGCGGCGCCGTGCAGGCGGCCATGAACGCGATGATTGCCGCAATCAGCGGCAACAGCACGACCGCACAGAACGCGAATAACGCGATGGGCGCGGTCGCGCAGGGCACCACGAACGCAATGGGCGCGCTCGCGAGCACGGCAATCAACAGCACAGCGGATGCGTCGAAGCATCTGGAGGACGTGGGGCTCTCGATGTTGCAGGCCAATACGGCGCTCACGAACTCGCTGACCGGTGGGGCATTGCAGAGCGCGGCACAGACCACGCAGATTGCGGCAGACCTCGCGAAAACGCAGGTTGCCGCGCAGAACGACAACCGGTATCTGATCGCGGCGGGGCTCGCGGTCGTGTGCATTGTCGGCGTCATGGCATTCAAGGGGCACCACTGATGCAACAGTTCGATATCACTGTCACCAGCGCGGGCGCGTTCGTCGTGCATGCGCCGGGCCGCTACATCAAGTATCTGGCGGGCAGCAATGGCGGCGGCGATGCGTCGCTCACGGTCACGCCGGGCGGGCAGGGTGGCAGCAAGATCATGCTGCAACCGGGGCAGGCGTACCGCATTTCGGACAAGGCACCCACGCCAGATTCGTGGACGCTGCAGAACGCGGCGGGCGGCGCAACGATTATTGGCAAGGTGGTAATCGGTGACGGCCGCATTGATGACAACACGCTGTCGGGCGTGGTCTCGACGCTGGACGGCAGCAAGGCCCGCACGCTGGCGGGGATGGCGTTCGCCTCGACAAATGCGACCGGCATCCCGGCTGCGGGCAAGTTCGCGATGCTTCAGTTATGGAACCCGGCAGCGAGCGGAAAGCGGCTGGTGATCGAGAGCATTTCACTGCTTGGCGGCGCTGGTGCGGTGGCGGTCAATGTGGTGACGACCAATGTCCAGACCGGCGCCTTATTGCCGGGAAATCCGGCGCCGAAGCTCGCCGGGCTCGGGGTCGCGACCTCGGTCGCGGCGTGGTATTTCGACATCACGACACAGACTGTCGCACCCGTCGCGAGCAACGTCATGTTCCAGTTTGACGCGCAGGCGAGTTCAGTATTTCCGTTCCAGCCGAAGGAGCCGGTAGTCATTCCGCCCGGCTGCGGGATGCTTTTTGGCGCGAATGCGGCGGCGACCAATCTGGCGGTCATGCTGGAGTGGTACGAGGAACCGAACGTATGAAGGCGCCGGGGCCGCTCTACATCATCGCGGCGGGCACGCTCGCGGCGGCGGCCTATGTGTGGTGGACCAACAGTCAGGCAGTGCCAGCAGACACGGGCGGCACGGATGGCACCGACACCACGGACAGCGGAACAACGGGGATTTTTGAAGACATGACTTCAGCAGTGAGCAACGTATTTACCTCAGTGCCGGGCGCGGTGAGCGATCCGAACGTGCGCGCGTTCCTGATGATGATCCGCGTCGGTGAAGGCACGGCGGGCGCGGACGGCTACACCACATTTTTTGGCGGCTCGCACTTCTCGGATCTGTCGAAGCATCCGAACGTGGCGCACAGCGGCGGCGGCTACACCTCGACGGCGGCGGGTGCATACCAGTTCCTGTACTCGACGTGGCAGCAACTCGCGGCGCAGTATGGTCTGCCTGATTTTTCGCCTGCATCGCAGGATATCGGCGCGGTCGGGCTGATCAAGCAGCAGGGCGCGCTGGCTGATGTGATGGCGGGGCGCATCGCGACCGCGATCCGCAAGTGCAACAGGATTTGGGCGAGCCTCGCGGGCTCGCCGTATGGACAACCCACGCTCACGATGGCCGATGACCTCGCCAATTTCGTGAACGCGGGCGGCAATCTCACGGACGGGGCGAGCGCATGAAAATGGACAGAAACGGCCTGTTGCTGGTGGGCGCGGCGGCGGCGGTGCTGCTGCTGGTGGTGAACCGCAGCACGTCTGCGGGCTCGCCAGTATCGAGCGGACAGGGAGCGATCGGCGCGAACGCCGCAAGCTGGCTCTCGAACGCGATCAACAATCTGGGCGGCAAGCCGGTTGCAACGACCTCGGGCAACTCGGGCTGGCTCACCGCGCCGGGCGGCGTAACGCTGTTCAGCAATGGCACCTTCGACGCAAACGGGCTGTATGTCGATCCGGGTCAACTGACGTACAACACGACCACCGGGCAGGTTCAGGAATCGCCGTTCTCGGGCATGTACAACATTCTCTCGCCAGCCACTTACGGGTTCTGACCATGACGAATAAAGAATTGCTGCTGGTGGCGCTGGTGGTCTACGCCGGATATCGCTACCAGCGTTCGCACCGGGGCACCAGTGCGGTCGATGGCGTGTATGCGCGTGAGGCGGCGACGTTCGCCAACATGGACGGCACGAATTTCACGCAATCGGTGTGGGACGCGACAAGCGGCCAGCCGGGCTATATGTTCGGCACCGTCCCGGCGCAGGGCGGGCTATCGACATACGGCAGCATTCCCGCGCCGAACATTAACGTCATGCAGGCGCCTACCGTTTTCGGGCATCTGTGATGGACCTGAAAACGAAGCTCTACATCGCGGGGGCGCTCGCGCTCGTCGCGGCGGGCGTGTGGATGGACCGCAAGTATGTCAACGCGGGCGGGGCGTCGGGCGTCGCGTTCAATGTCGCGGACACGATCTGGAACAACGCGGCGGGCGTGGCGGCCAACACGGGCGCATCGATCTGGACCGGCATGACCTCATACGCGGGGGACCGGCTGGTGCAGCAGCAACAGAAGTTACCGGAAGTCTCGGCGGGCATTGTGAGCCCATTTCCCACATCGGCATGGGACGTAATCCCGGCTGGTTTGTAGACCTAACCATAAAACGAGGTAGACCATGAAAGCATTTTTTGCACGTTTGCAGGAACCTTCGACCCATGCCGCACTGGCGGGCCTGTCGTCGGTCGTCGCCTCGGGCGCGGTGGCGCTCGGTGCTGATCCGCACATCGTCGGCGCGGTGGGTACGGCGGCGGCCTCGCTGTTCGGCCTGCTCGGCGTGTTCATGAGCGAAAGCAAGGCCGCGTAATGGACGCCGCGCTCATCTGGCAGATCGGCGGGACGCTGGTCGCGGCGGGCGCGGCTTACGCGGCGATCCGAACCGATCTGCGCAACATGCACGAACGCATTGCTGCGCTCGAATCTCGATTCAACAACCATATCGAAAAGGGGCTAACCCATGGCAACTCGCAAGCGTAAGACCGCGCGCAAAACCACGCGCAAACACAAGACCCCGGCGCGCAGCAAGCGCACGGGCCGATTCCTGAAGAAGTAACGGAGAGACCATGCCGAAGATCGACTGGAAATCCGCCGCCATTGGTGCCGCGCTGCTGTACGGCTACATGTACTGGCGTGCGAAGAAGGCGACGACGACCGCCACCAGCTAAGGCGGTGTGAGTCCGAACCGTCGAGCGAGAAACGCCCGCCGCGCGCGGGCGTTTTCTATGGTGCTGTCGAATGTCCCGGCGAGTTTGGCGCGGCGCACCTTGTCGGCCACGTTCCATTGCGCGATGTAGTGGGCGCGGCGGTGTTCATTGGTCGCGAAGCCAGGCGCGAGAGCGGACACCCAAAGGTCCAAATCGTCATACGAAACAGCAACTTGGCCGAACAGATCGAGCATAAAAAAACCCCGGATTTAACCGGGGAATAGAAGTACTTTATCTACCTTAATTAATGCTTACGCGGCGAGTCTGAAGCCCGATAATTGGGTTTCGCGCCGGAAGCGTCGGCGATTTGACATAATATAAAGAGAACCCCCGTTGGCCTTCGCATTACCAGATTCCGCCGCCTTGGAAGTGGGGGCTACCGACACTCCAACCGCGCACACGATCAAGTTCAGCGCGATAGCCCCCACCGCTTTTCCCCAGATTGATTCCCATAGCGCGCGCGCCTTCGGCTCGGTAGAGCGCTCGAAGTGCACCGCCGCTATAACCTCCATCGGCTCGACGCCCAAAATCTCCGCAATGCGGGCGCACACAAGGTCATCCGGGGCGGCCTTCAGGAGCCGGTATCGGCTCACGGTGGAAGGCGTGACGGATAGCGCTTTGGCGGTCGCGTAGTCGGACGGAAGGTCCAGCTTCGCCTTTACCGCGTCAAGGTATTCACCAGTTGTTTTCATGTGCAACCCCGATTCGTGAGTGATCCGGCGTTTACGTTACGTCAATATGTGCATGTCTGACAACATGCCAGCCTTGACAACATGACAGGCCTGCAATTAGTCTTCGGTTCGTCGGGCCGCACAAAACAGCCTGAACCCCGCTGTGGCGATTGATCCTCGCCTTTAGGCGGCCCGGCTCCAACCGGCTCAGGGGTTCAAAAGGGGGTTCGTCATGCGTAACACACGGTCACAAATTCATTCAACGGCACTCGGCGGCTACACCATCGACGGCCCGTATTTCCGCCGCTCGGCACTG